CTGGTCATGGTCGCTGGCAAGCGGCTTTCAAGATGGGCATCCATGAGGTGCCCACCATTGACTTGTCGCATTTGAATGAAGAACAGAAGCGGGCCTACATCATTGCTGACAACAAGCTGGCACTCAATGCTGATTGGGACGAAAGTTTGCTGGCGTTGGAAATCGGTGACTTGCAGTCCATTGGCTATGACACTGATTTGCTTGGCTTCAGCAAGTTTGAACTTGAAACGCTCGGCCAAGAAAATGATGACGGTGAGAAGGTGGACAGTGACCAGCCAACTGAGGTCAATTTCACCATTCAATTCAACATCGTGTTTGACCATGAAGAACAGCAAAACGACTGGTACAGCTTTGTGAAGCATCTCAAAGGCGAATACCCTGAAGCTGAAACGCTTGGGGAAAGACTTCAGCTTTTCATTCGGGATGGTGGCTATGGCACGAATCAAGAAGTACGTTGACATTGACGTGTTGACTGCGGCCAAGCAACGCATCAACCATTTGATTGACGCTTTTGACACGCTTGCCGTCATGTTTTCTGGCGGCAAAGATTCATTGGCTGTCTTGCATCTGGTCAAAGAGGTGTTTGATGAGCGCGGCATCACCAAGCCGGTCAATGTGGTGTTCCGGGACGAGGAACTGATACCGCAAGAGGTCATTGACTTTGTGGACAGCTACCGCACCTTGCCGTGGATAAAAATGGTTTGGTTCGCAGTCCCGCTGGCGTCAACGAAATACATCCTTGGGGTGTGTCACAACTACGTCCAGTGGGACAAGACGCGTCCTTGGGTGCGTGATATGCCTGAGTGGGCTGTTACTACGCCCGCCGGAGACAAGCGGGTGTTTGACCAGTACAGCATGGATAGCTTTGCCGCAGAGTATTACAAGGGAAAAGTTGCGTTCTTGACAGGCATCCGCTCAAGCGAATCCATCATGCGGTTCAGGGCCAGCGTCAATAAATTAAATGAAAACTACATCAACGCAGTGGAAAGCACCGACCGTGTGAAACTGTGCAAGCCCATTTACGATTGGGAAGAAAACGATGTGTTCCGTTATTTCTTTGACCGAGAAATAACGTACTGCAAAATTTATGACCAGCAGATGTGGGCCGGTCAATCGCTTCGCGTGAGCACGCCTTTGCACGCAGAGAGCGCAAAACGCTTTGACCGCATCAAGGCCAGTGCCCCACAGATGTACGCCAAAGTCATTGAGGTTTTCCCTGAGATGCTGGCACATGAGCGGTACTACGGTGAACTTGACCGCGATGGCATCAAAGAGCGTTACGGCCAATCCTATGAGGGCGTCCGCGCATGGATTGAAGAAAACATTGAAGACGAATCACAGTACAAAAAGGCCGTGCAACGCTACAACAGCGTCATGAATCGAGCCAGCAAATTCCCCAACGCGTACCCGCCCAAACACTTGCTCAATGCCTTCATGAGCGGTGCCTACAAACGTGAAATCTTGCCCATCAAATCATGAACAACGACCCAATCAGCCGCATAGAGTGGCGTGACGCATCAAGCCTCAACGCCAACGAATACAACCCCAACATCGTTTTCACGCCGGAATTGCGGTTGCTGGAGCGAAGCATCTTGAAAACAGGCTGGGTGCAACCCGTCTTGATTACCCAAGACGGCACCATCATTGATGGCTTTCACCGCCACCGCCTTGCTCAAGACAGCGCAAAACTTCGGGAAAAGTACGGCGGCAAGGTGCCTTGCGCGGTTATGGACATTTCCCCGCAAGAGGCCATGATTGTGACCATCCGCATGAACCGGGCCAAAGGCACACACGTTGCTGTCCGCATGAGCGAGATTGTCCGCACGCTCATTGACCAAATGGGTGTTCTGCCTGAAGAACTGGCACAGGACATTGGTGCGACCAAGGCTGAAATTGACCTGCTGTACCAAGAAGGCGTGTTCAAGATGAAAAACATCAAGGACTACAAATACAGCAAGGCGTGGGTTCCAAGTGACACAAGGCTGGAAAAATGAGATTTGACGCACAAGAGCACATTGACCGCTGGTACACCCAAGGCCACTATCCAGCAATCCATTCACCGGTCGTGAAAATGGCCGTCAATGAGTTGCGCGGCGTGCGCGGGGTGGACGTTTGTTGCAGTCATGGGTTGCTGGGAACCCAATTGTTCAAAAACCACGGGTTGAACATGATTGGCGTGGACGGCGACCACAAGGCCATCACGCTGGCGCGGGAGCAAGGCATCCCCATGCCAATCCATGAGATGAAAATCAATCGGGCCACGGCCAAAGAGTTTTTCGTTGAATGCGTCATGCACGGTGCTCAATTTTTAATCATGCGCCGGTGCGTCCCTGAGTTGTTTGGTGACGATTTGGACTTTGGCCGGGAATTCTTTTCCACGGCTGAAAGCGTTGGCATCAAAGAAATTGTGCTGGAAGGCCGGGTTCGCACGCCCAAGGCCACCAACAAACTGGCAACCGTTGAAGCTGAGATTGCGCTGGCCCAGCCGTTTTTCCGCGTTTTTGCGGCAGAGGGCAATGTGGCATATCTGCGGGTTGATGAATGAAGGATTACAACGGTTACACATCCGCCCAGCGCAACAAGGCCCAATCGTGGCTGAATTCGCAGTGGCGGGCTGGCAAACTGGCGCGGCCTACATCCTGTGTCGCGTGTACACAGGACAGGGGAATCATTGACGCGCACGCGGAAGATTACAGCGAACCTTTTGCCGCTGGCAAAACAGACGGGTTTCACCTGTGCTTCCGGTGTCACATGATTCTCCATTGCCGCTTTCGCAATCCAGAGGCGTTTGCCCGGTATGCGGATGAGGTGTATGCCGGGACAGTGTTCACCCCGTTCTTCACCCGCGACTTTGGCACGTTCTCCGCGCAACAGTTGAAAGGCTGGTGCCCACCTGTTGACCGCGTGACCCTGCACAGTACCAACGTGCTTTGGGAAATACATCATGCCGTCAGTACCCACTAACATCAAATGTCAGCATCTAGGATGCAAAAGCCCCAAGACCAAGCTGAGTGCCTTTTGTCTGGAACATGGGGGTCGCAATTACACGCAGGCGCGTGAAGGTGACAGCCTGTACCAATCAGCGGCATGGAAGCGCATAAGGACAGTACAACTGAGCAGGCAACCACTCTGCCAAGCGTGTCTGTTGGATGGCCGCGTAGAGGGGGCACACCACATTGACCATGTGTTCCCGTGGAGACTGTATGGCCGGGACGCCTTTACCAAGAACATCATGCAGAGCCTATGCCCAGAGCACCACAGTTACAAGACAGGCCAAGAGAAGCAAGGCGTGTTTATGCACTACACCCAAGAGGGGGTGACACAGTACACCCAACAGGACTACAAGCAAGTTATGCACAGAATTTTGGGGACAACATGAGTTATCCACAGAACCCACAGCCGACCCCGTTTTTGTGTACTTTTTGGGGTAAAAACTTAAATTTTCAAGGTCGGGATACAAACAAGCGGCCCCCCAATTACGCGCAAATCAAGTTGATTGGGGGGGTAGTCTCACAACTTTTCCACAAGGGGGGCCATCATGGCAAACCGTCTACCGCCTGAACTGCACATCGTTCACGGAAGCAAACAATCTCACAAGGGTGAGCCTTTGCCGGAGCGGGTTCGCGCCCGCGTGCCCAAGGCTGTCTGGCTGGACAACCCAGCCGCGTGGGACAGGGACAAGTTCATCACAGAAACCAGTGACTTTCTCTGGGAAACCTACGGCATTGGAAGCGACCAAGACAAACACGTCCTCGCCGCACTGGCAAGCCAGATTGAGATTTACGTCAAGTGCTGGCAAGGTGTCCAGAAAAAGGGCGTCATCACCACATTTAACAACGGCCAGACTATCGGCCCCAACCCTTACCTGACCGCAGGGGACAAAGCCCTGTCACGGGCCATCGTGTTGATGAATGAGTTGGGCTTGACCCCGCGTGGGCGGCTTGCGTCCAAGGGCGGCGAAGGCGGCAAATACTCCAAACTGCTGGGAGGCCCATGACATTCAAAGTGCCGGAAAAATACCGCGTTCTGATTCCCGGATACCCGCCGGGGGACGAGCGGAATGGACATTTCATTGTGCCGCTGAAGCACCAGCAAAAACTTCGCATCATCGCCAGTGACGGGATGGGATGGGAGCACGTGAGCGTCAGCCGAAAAGACAGGTGCCCAACTTGGGAAGAAATGTGTCAGATCAAATCGTTGTTTTGGGGGCCGGAGGATTGCGTGATTCAATTCCATCCGCCGGAGTCGCAATACGTCAATCTTCACCCGTTTTGCCTGCACCTTTGGCGGGAAAAAGGCCGGGAAATGCCAACTCCGCCGATGTTGTTGGTGGGTTAAACCATGAACTATGAGGATGGAATCCTGTACGCCATTCAGGTGTCGCGGGGTGAAATCGTGGTTTGTCGGAAAGTCCGGCTGGCCTGCGACCGGTTTCTGCAATACCTTGCAAACCGGGATTGGGAATGGGAATTCCACGCCAATTATGTGGAGCACGTCCTAGAGTTTGTCGGTTCCTTGAGCCACACAAAGGGGCCGGACGCGGGGAAGCCGCTGATTCTTGAGCCGTTCCAAATCATGGTGATTTGCGCGGTTTACGGATTCCGGAGGAAAACAAACCCCCGCATTCGCATGGTGACTGACGTCATCATTTTTATCCCGCGCAAGGCGGGCAAATCAACTTTGACAGCGGCCATCGCGCTCTATGAATTGCAGTGGGGTGAAGCCGGGCCGGAGGTTTACACGCTGGCGACCAACCGTGAGCAGGCGTCTATTGTGTTTGATGCATCGCAGGGTTTTGTTGCGGCTATGCCGTCAGAAATCGCCAACCTGTACAACCCAAGCAAATACCAAATCACCAAGTCAGGCGACAGCCAATCCATGTTCAAGGCGTTGAGCCGTGACACCAAAAAGTCAGGTGACGGCAAAAACCCCTCTTGCGTCATTGTGGACGAGGCGGCGGCTATTACTGACCGGAACTCAATTGAGGTTCTGCACTCCGGCATGGTGGCGCGTTCCACCCCTTTGCGGATGTACATCACCACGGCCAGCTTCACCAAAGAAACCAAGTTTTACGAAGACTTGTCCATGCTGGAGTCAATTCTTGAGGGTGAAGCCACAGACAATCCGCGTTGGTTCGGTTTGTTGTACAGCCTTGACCAAGGGGATGACTGGCGTGATTCAACAGTCTGGGCAAAAGCCAACCCGATGCACGGCATCAGCGTGTTTGAGGACGCCATTGCGGCGCGGGCGCAAGAAGCCGCACACAAGCCCGCCGCACTCAACGAATTCTTGTGCAAAACCTTGAATGTCTGGGTTTCAAGTAACACGGCTTGGGTTGACCGCAAGTATTGGGATGACCCGCGCACCCTAATTAGGGTGAGAGATGAGGAGCCTGAATCTGTGTTCCTTGGGTTTGACCTTGCGGCCACACGCGACTTGAACGCCGTCTGCACATTGAAGCGATACGCTGACAACGACTATGAGGCGCACTGGAAATTCTTTTTGCCGGAAGAAGGCTACGACCTGATTCCAAAGCACTATTCGGACATTTTCCGCGTGGCACGGCAATCCGGCCTGTTGCACGTCACGCAAGGCAACGTCATGGACGACCGCGAAATAAGCGACTACATCATTGCGGAATTCAACAAATACCCGACCATCAAAGAGATTGGCTATGACGCTTACAACGCGGCGTCATTGGTTGCACGTCTGCATGATGCGGGTTTACCCGTAAAAAAAGTCGGCCAAGGCATCGCGGTTTTGTCAAATCCGTCCAAACACGTTGAAAAATTGATTATGCAAAACGCCATCAAGCATGACGGGGCGGGATTCGTTGGCTGGCAGTTGGGAAACTGCGAAGTTTATGAGGATGTCAACGGAAACGTGAAAGTTCGTAAGAATGAAGCTGACAAATCTGCCAAGGTGGATGGCATAATTGCGCTCATCATTGCCATGCACTGCTCGCTGGACAACCCCGTCATGAGCGGGTATGGTTTCAGAACTCTTTAAGGAGTGGGCATGGAACTGCGCGGAATCCCCGATATTTTCAAGCGGAAGGCTACGAAAGCTGACGAGAGCAATACCCTATACGGGCAAACGGCACTCGGCAACAACGTGGTTTATCAGGGCGACAACAAACGCCCGACCGTCAACACTCAAATCCTGTACGTCACCACGTCCAGCGCAACTGACGCTGGACGCCCGGTTGACACGTCTCTGTTGTCCCGCAACAGCACGGTCATGTCTTGCGTTGCGACCAAAGCACGCGCCATTTCACAGTTGCCTATCCGCGTGATGTGGCGTTCAGATGACGGCACGTTTGTGGACGCCATCGCCAGCGAAAAGGTCGGCCCTCGCGACAAGCAACGGGCAAAAGCCGTTTTGAAATTGCTGGAGCAACCCAACAACTTCCAGAGCCAATACGAGTTCTGGTATCAGTGGATGATGTGGCACGAAATGCTTGGCGAAGCTTTCACCGTATGGTGGCGTCAAGACCAAAAGAAGTCTGACCAAGTGCCGCTGGAAATGTACATTCTGGACAGCACGTTGATTGCGGTTGCCATCACTGAGACCCGCTATCCGTCTTATCGCTTGAGCACGCCGTCATACGGCTTCAGCAAAGATGAGCCGCTGTCGTATTTCCAAGTCATGCACTGCAAAGACCAAGCGTGGCAAGGTTCAGCCGGTTTCAACAAAGGCATCCTTGCGGCGGAATTGGTGGGCCTTGACCAAGACATTGATTTGTACGCCAACTACGTCATGCTCAACGGGGCCAAGCCATCCGGGCTTTTTGTGACTGACCAAGTGATTCCTGACAGCAAATACAAGGAAATCGCCTCGCGTTTGAAAGAGGCATGGGCCAGCATGGTGGGCAGTCAACGCACAGACAAGAGCAAGCCCGGCCAGTCAATGTTGCTTGACCAAGGCATGAAATATGAAACGGTCAAGCCTTTGACCATGCAGGACACAGACCTTGCGGCGTTAAAACTCCAGACCATGAAGCGCATTTGCGCTCTGTACGGTGTGCCTCCTGCAATGCTTGGGGTGGCCGATGGCAAGTACAACAACACCCAGACAATGATGGACGAGTTTTACAAATCCACCATGTATCCAGTGCTGGTCAACGTCCGTCAAAAGCTGAAACAGCAACTGTTCAATGGATACCCAAATTTGTACGTTGATTTTGACACCCGTGATTTCTTGAAGGGTGCTCCGCTTGACCAGATGAATTTTGTGAACACTGGCGTGTCCGCTGGCGTGATGACGCCAAACGAAGCGCGGGAATATCTGGGGATGCCTAAGATGGAAGGCGCGGATGAATTGATGAAGGCTGGCAAGCCCGCAGAACCAATGCCCGGCTCAAGTCAGCAAGATACAGGCGGGGGCGGCGGGAATCAAACCCGCACGATGAACATCGGCAAATAAATGTCGCTGATTTTTCGTTTGATGGTAGCATCCCTCACAACTCATCAGCCTGCCCCTGCTCCAAAGAGGCGAGGGCGGCCACCAAAAATAATACAAGACATTGACCGAACGAAAGTCGATGAGGTAACACATGACCAAAAATCTGTTGATGGTGTGCGAAGCGCGTCTCGCCGTCGAGGCCGCTCAGGACGGCAAACAACCCACAGGGAAAATTGAAGCCCGCGTGACCACTTGGGGGCCGCGTGAAGGGGCCGATGGCCGCAGGTTTTTTTACAAGCCTGAAGGCTTTGGTGATTGGGCCAAAGAGTTTGCAAATGAGGGCCGTCCGTTGCCCATGTTTGTCAACCATGCCGCAGATGCAATTCCTGTCGGCGAATGGACTGAGTTTGCCTTTGACGATGAAGGCATGACCGCATCAGGCCGTTTGTTCATGAACACCAACCAAGGCGCAGACCTGTACGCCGTCATGAAAGAATCGCCCGCTATGTTTGGTGGCGTTTCTGTCGGCGCATACGCCGAAGAATTCCAATGGGTCAAAGAAGACGGTGAAGTATTCCCAGCCGGTTCCGGCGATTATTGGGATGAAGGCTTTTTCCAAATCACCAAAGGTGGATTGCGCGAAGTTTCCGTGGTGATGTACCCCAATAACCCCCAAGC